CCAGTGTGATGAGAATGAAGACTTTCTTGGTCCTGAAGATGTGGTCATTCTGGACGAAGCCCACCACTACAAGAACCTGACTCCAAACATGCGCATCGACCTTGAGGTGATTGCAAAAGCAGCAGCAACATTCCTCTTGACAGGCACTCCGGTCCTCAACTCCACCAAAGACCTGCGCGGGTTGTGTCTTATGCTGCGCGTCCCCGAGCGCACCCCGATCGACGAGTTAACAGCGCTACTACAGGGCCGTGTGTTCTACTACGACCCGGTGGTGCACAACCCGCTCCAGCTACAAAACCACTTCCCCCACGTGAGGCGTGGCATCACCAACGTACCAATGACATGGAAACAGACGGTGGAGTATGTGATGTGTGCTGCACAGACTGTGACCATCGGCAACGTGACGGTGCAGAGCTCAAAGTCCAACTCCTACGACGCGCTCACTCGTGTGGTGTCCAACGCGCCTAAAATAGGGGGGAAATCGCCGAAGTTTCGGGCGGTAGTGAAGAACATTGTGGGTTTAAACAAGTATCCACAGGTGGTTTATTCACACTACCGACAGCATGGTGTAGATGGTATCAGGCAGTTGTTGTCAAAGAGACAGCCACAGCTCAGGATCCAAACAGTCACCGGGTCCACGGGTGTGCGAACACGCAAGTGTGTGGTAGACGCCTACAACTCTGGACAGGTGGATGTGCTTATGATTACAGACGCCGCCAAGGAAGGGATAGATCTGCATGGGACCGCGGTGCTCCACATGCTGGAATCGCACGTCAACACACAGTCTGAGTTCCAAACCATGACCCGGGTGGTTCGATACGACTCCCACCAAGCACACGACCGAAGTGTGTTGGTGATAAAGTACATCTCAACGTTTCCCACCCAGGCTCCGACCCAGGAGGAATTGGTAGACCTGCAAGAATTCTTTTGCACCGAGTACCTACGCAGGGGGGATCTAGAGTTCCCACTGCTTGAGAACCTTCTGGCCGTCATACGTGATGAACATGAAAACCATACAGTGGACCAGAGGTACGAGCTCAACAATGTGAGCAAACAAACAACGGTGGATCCATGTCTAAAGGCGATCCAGGCGGCGTCAACCTCACCGCTGCCTGACACCGCACGGTGAGGACTCCTGGTGTTGCTGCGGTGTCGGTAATTCACCGACACCGCGGCAACACTTTATACAGTTTTTTATACAGTTCTTTTTACAGTGACGATTGTGCTCCTCCAAATGTCAATGACGCGCTCCGGGCATGTTTATAAGCTCTCCTGTCGCCGCATAAGTGTCATAGACGGATGCCTCTGCACACAATACGGTTGCTATGATGAGGTTTGCAACTGTCAGCCGTGTCCAGTGTGTACAAACCGTGTGCCGGGGTGGGTGTTGCAACTGAATATGCAAATGATGGGCGGTATATGGATTGGGCCACATTGTATGGAATGTCACATTCAAATTTGGCTTCACAAAAACCCTCTGATTACTGTTTTTTATTAAAATAAAACATGGACGCACCGGTGCCTGTCGAAAACACTACGCACGACCCGGTGGCTTGGCTTGTATTAAATAACAAAATAAAATTACCTTTCAATTGGCCATACACCTTTCATGTATTTTGGACACGTGACTTTGTATTGTTGTGTTCACACTATAGCCAGCCTAAAAGCAACTCCGGATTACAGAGGGCTTGGCGGACAACAACTTGGCGAGTGGATCAAGCTGATATTTTAGGCAAGTGGCGTCACTGTGATGTCCATTCGGTAAAGTTAAAAAAGTTGTCACGTGACAATAGAGAGGAGAGAAGAGGAGATGACACCACACGGTGAGGATTCCTGGTGTTGCTGCGGTGTCGGCAATCCACCGAAACCGCGCCAACACTTTATATTAATTCTTTTTACAGTGACGATTGTTCAAATGCCAGTGACGCGCTCCGGGAATGTTTATAAGCTCTCCTGTCGCCGCAGAAGTGTCATAGACGGACGCCTCTGCACACAAAACGGTTGCTATGATGAGGTTTGCAACTGTCAGCCGTGTCCAGTGTGTACAAACCGTGTGCCGGGGTGGGTGTTGACACTGAAAGCGCAAATGATGGGCGGTATATGGATTGGGCCACATTGTATAGGATGCGACATGCAAATTTTCTTTCACCAAACCCTCTGATTATTGTTTTTTAATAATAAAACATGGACGCACGACCCGGTGGCCTGGCTTGTATTAAATAACAAAATAAAATTACCTTTCATGTATTTTGGACACGTGACTTTGTATTGTTGTGTTCACACTATAGCCAGCCTAAAAGCAACTCCGGATTACAGAGGGCTTGGCGGACAACAACTTGGCGAGTGGATCAAGCTGATATTTTAGGCCAGTGGCGTCACTGTGATGTCCATTCGGTAAAGTTAAAAAAGTTGTCACGTGACAATAAGGAGGAGATGCCACCACTGCCAAGTCAGGAGCGGTGCAAGGTGTTTTTGGTCATCTGTATCGTGTTTGCGCTGGCCATTACGTGGAGCGCGGACAGTACTTGGAAACTTTTGAGACCTGTGGAGAAGCGTCAGAAGCAGTATTTCGACCGACTACAGCTTAAAACCGGGGACATCTTGCTGTGGAGCTATGGCCTACACATGCGCACAGACATTGAAAAACTGTTTTGTGGGAGCCAGTACACACATGTAAGCATTGTATTTATGGATCGAGACGGTGTGCCTTATGCATGGGAGACGTCAGGCAAAACAGGGAACCGACTGGTACGTCTAGAGGCCGAGCTGGCAGACCCACGATACCGGTGTGTTGTGAGACCAATCAACCGGGCCATTGGCTCAAAGCTGTTTGAAACATTTGTGCGCATGGCGTACGGGGGATCCTATTCGTTTGGGTTTTGGAAGGGGGTGTTATTCAAGTGGGCACCGTACCTCACCGTGCCGGTGACTGCAAAGAAGCACATGCAGGCCCCTCGGTTCTGCTCTGAACTTGCTGCCTACACATACGAGCGCCTGGGTGTGATGAACTTTGGGCTCTCAGAAAGGTCACACTCACAAATGCTGCCTGGAGACTTCTCCGAGGCGGGCGAGAGGTGCCGTCCACTGCCTGTCAGCCACGGGTTTACCTTTGGGTCGGAGGTGCGCATCAAGTACCGACTTCTCCCGTACTGCCCCAAAATATAAATAAAGTTGTTTTATCTTTCAGCTTTTTGTTGTTTCAATAAAACCCCCAAGGACGGATATCCAAACAGCATGGTGCTCCCAAACCACGCGGGTGCGTTTAGAGGCTCCCCGCTTCGCACACACACGTCCACAGCCCACACCGCTTCCGAGAAGTGAATGAGACATGCAACCACAAACACGATCTGCAGTCCCAACTGGGTCTGAAACAGTGCTAGACCAACCCCACGCACCGGCGTTAACACTTGGTTTTGGATGTTGGTGAATGCCACTAGTGCTGTTAGAACCATGCCTGTGAGTGCCATGGTGGCTAGTACAGGCATGGGGGTGTTCCACTCACACGTGTGTATCATTTGCTTTGTAAGAACACGTTAAGTTTTTCAAAGCTCGCTCCTTACAGGCCGCATAGAAAAAAAAATCACAATGTAGACTTAAACAAGATGGCATACAATCTCACCCCTGCTCCCGTTAATGTATGGGATTTTAATCCCCCACAGAGTCTGGCAGATAAGGTATTTGCAACCACCAGTGTGTCTGGTATAGAGTTTAGCGACGACCCTGAACCTGTTCTTTACCATGCTAACAGAGCTCTTCTTTCTGCCAATGCGGCACAGGAATTAAACGAGCTCCAGGAGCGCAACCACGCCACAACTGCGTACTCCACCCTAGGGTGTGTGGCCACTCCACTTTTCCCAACGTTTGATGCCCAGCGTGCGGTAATATGTGCCCAGGATAAGGCGGCTGATATGGGGGGGATGTGCAATCCACCGGGCACAGTTGCACGGGCGTCCGGTGAGCCCCCCATCGGATACCCATCAAACCTTCCTTCCAGTGGAGCTATGGGAATGCCCGGATACTACCGACAAGGCTCACGTGCCCATGTGCAGCAAAAAAAAGTTTCACCTCAACATTATCCGGACAGACATGCCAATATGACCATGACCATGAACGACGGAGGACCACCGCTGCATCACCCAGCTCCAGACAGACATTCCAGCATGACCGTGCCACCTTCAGTTGCACCGCCTCAACAGCCTTTGGTGGCGTCCGTTTCCCATATCACTGATCCCTCAGACGTGGTGTACAACTCAGGGAGTGACGGGCAAGGTCAAGAGAAGAAAACTAAGAAGAATGGTAAGTTTGTCAACAGTCTACGTGGTGCACTGTACGACTTGAAGCACTGGGACCAGTTGCCAGGTAAGACTGCGACTGACAACTGGAAGTTTGTGTGTGGGCGTGACGACCGAGGGAGTTACCTCCTTCTTTTTGTCACTATCATTTTTTTTCTCATTGCCATCTTGGCAGTTGCTATTAGTGCGGGGTCTAAGTCGAGGAACAATCAACAGCAGGCGCTAATGCTGGCTGCGATATCTCGTTCCCGTCAGATGGCGGCTAGGCCTCTTCAACCTTATTATACTACTTATCCCCCTCAAAGGGGGTTGGCTGGTGGTGGTAGGACCATGCTGTCTGCACCCTATGGTGGCAGCTGGGGATTCTAATCGCGTTGAAGATTCCCCAAAAAATAAACCGGAGCAATGAGAAAAGGAATGCCGGTGCCGCTTCGCCGTCGCACCAGCGCTCGCAAGACACCGAAGCAAGAGGATGTGAAGTGGGTGCAGGAAAACTTTGATGCCGATACCATCCTGGATATTAAACTGGAGGAGGAGGAGGAGGATGTTATTGCACCCATGACCACAACGCCTTCAACTTTTCCCCGAATGCCGTCACCGCTACCACCTATTTCTAAAAACAGCCATATCATGACTTCAGATCGTCGGGGGGAGGAAGAAATGGATATGCCACCGGCAGATGTGCAGTCAGCCAGCACCCAGTCTAACATTACCGTTGAACGCATTGTGGTTGCACCCCCCTACGTACAGAAGTTAGCTGTGGACGATTCCTCATCTTGGAACTTAGAAGCTGTGTCCACTAACATCTCTATTTCAAAACTGGAGCAAGCGGGTGAGCCGCCGGTGGAGTCAACCCTAATCTACCCTAACGTAAAAGAACGAGGGATGCCTTTGAACCATATCCTTCATACTGTTGGCATCGGGGGTCTTGTGTAAAAAAAATAAACGTCAAAATTTATATACTTTTATTGAAATGCTGTGTTTGAGAGTGTGCTGTAGTTGTTGGCTGAGTAGGTGGAGACATCCCAGTCAAAAGCACTCAGGGAGGAAGATGAAGAGGACGAGGAAGACTGTTTGTCATCCTCCTCGTCGCCTTCATCAAGACTGAAGGGTGTCTGCAGCTCAGGGTCGTAGGTGAGCTGTTGCGCTGGTGTTGGTAACTCTCCTCCAGCTAACACCGCCATAGGTGGTTTCACCGCCACCGCCACCGCCATAGGTGGTTTCACCGCCACCGCCACCGCCATAGGTGGTTTCACCGCCACCGCCAGAGGTGGTTCCACCGCCATGGCGACCACTACTCCCGGTACTTTCCCGACAGAAAACGACTCGATGTACATGTCTCCGTTGCAGCGCGGACATCTCCACGCGTCTCCTTCCATAACTTGAGAATCTGCCATCATACAAGTCCTATGAAACTTATGTTGGCACCACAGATTACCGACCACTTCACCTGCCAAAAAGGGGCGCCTACACACCCCGCAGTGATTCTCCGGGACAGGGGGCGCCTGCCGAACTAGAGTGCGGGGAATCGTCATAGGAGCATGATCAGTGGTGGTGGTGTTGGTAAAAGCAGGAGTAACAGGTGGGATGGGGCGCAGCGTCTGCATGTACTCATGCAAAAGTTGTTGAATCTTAGTGTCATTTTCATGCTGTAGCTGTAGCTGTACCGGTGTGTGTGGTGGCAACGGTAACGACGGAATGGTCCGTGGCGGTGGAGCGGAACCGTTCCTGTACCTCCACATGTAGGCTTGTGGTGGGAACGGTGGTCGCCTACTGCCGCCTCCCATGGCTGGTTGTCGGTAACCGGAACCTCCAGACATGTGGGGGTGCATTCCTGTGATCGACGGGACCGGTGGCACGACGGGCGCGGACTTTTTCCTGGACGCAAAGGTCCCAATTGCTACTCCTGCACACGTGGACAATACGCCGGCAGCAACTAAAGATGCCATTTCTATATTTTACTTATATTGGCACAATAAAAAACGGACGTGAGAACGTGTCATATCTTTTTGTTGTTCCACCAGAAACCCCCATGAATGAAGGTTGGTCAAACGCGAGCGAAACTCATATTATGCTTACAATCCCTCCAAAGTTGGACTCAGATATAGTAGTAGACGTGGCGCCTCGATCCGTGGCGTCTGATAATCCCCCCCCTCAGCCTGTTAATGTGCGGGTAAGTACCACCACCAGAGAAGGGAGAGACAGTGATGAGCTTGAAGATTCTGTTGCCACTGGCACCATAGTCATCGACGACCTCAGTAAAGCCTTGGAAAAACTAAAACATGAGGTGCAAGACATACAGACACGACAAGACATACCATCATCGATGACAACGTTTTCCCTCCAGAAGGACGTGATGTGTGTGCTGGCCCAAGTTGGTCAACGGACGTTGGTGCGAAAATGGAAAGAAGCTCTTCATGGCGATCAGCACACACTAGCTACCATGACACACGTGCTGTTTCCAACTCCTGATCCACAATTGAAGGAAAAAGTCTGGAAGCAGATCCAATCCTTCCGGGTGCCAACACACCAGAGTCCACAAGACCCGTTTCATATGGTAAAAACCCACCCGGGCCTACATCCCATGCAGCGCAACGTACTACTGACCCTTGCCGACACGACCACCCGATGTGAACACATGCAGGTTGCCTACTACCAAGAGATGTACAAAACCATGTACGAGACACTAGCGGCATTTTGGCAGTGTGTGGTGTGGGCTGTGCAGCGTAGCACCCGTGAAATGCAGGCAATTGTAACATCCCATGAAAAATGGGCAACAGAGCACAAAGCTGCTGTTGCACCGCGTCAGTACGCAGTGGCGCAGCGGTGTGCAGAGTTCCGCCAGCGGTGGAACCGGTTCACGGAGGAATACATGTCACGCCACCATGACCATTTGGCGGTGGGCGCCAGCTCCTACCAAGCCATTACACATGCAACAACAGCGCTGCCTGATGGGAAGCGTGAGGCGGAGCAAGTGCGCATGTTTCGTGCATGGATGAAGACCATACGTGTGCAGGTGGATAGCCAACCACCACAACTACTAGCAGACCCTTTCCATGGGGCTGAAGCGGAAGCGGGAGCAGAGTTTACGCGGGTGCAAACAGAAATTTCCCAACTTCGTCAGTACATGACACAACTGCGACAATACCGAGCTCAGTTGTGGGGGAAGCCTGGAACTCAGGTGGATTGGGTACGTTTGAACCGAGATTCACAAACTGCGTCCGACAGACTTGTGGAACTCGTGACACTAGAAAAAAAACTGCAGACGCTTCTTCAGGTGGAGTCACCATCACATGGGGCCAGTCAAGACCTTCGGTCTAGTCAGAACACGTGGGAGCATGTTGGTAAAAGTTTTCAACGCGCAGCTGATGCTTGTGCTTTCCACGCTGGGGAACTTCACGCGCTCGACATTCAACTCCACGAGTCACTAAAGTTGGAGGTGCAGAGGGCACTGGGGTACGTGGTTGGGGAGTACGAGGGTGTTGTGAGGAAGTGCCAAGACCAGTTGCTGAAGCAGGAACTGCAGAACCTTGAGGTGCTGCAGTCGCAGCACCGGACGTTGTGTGGGCCGCTGCACCAAATTTATCAGACAGAGCTTCAAGAAACAGCGGTCTTGATGGGGGGGGGTGGGGCTGGAGGTCGTGCACACCGGCTATTAGATGAGGTGGTGACCAAATACCACCAACAGAATCAAAGGGCGGCATTGAAACACTACTGTGACAAGGTTACCAACCTCATTGTGGGGAAGCCGCTTTAACCAGTTGTCCTGCCGGAACCAAACAGTCATCGGTTTGTGAGTACAACAGCCTCTTACTTCTGCACCG